ATCTTGAGAAAAGATGTCATTATCATTCTACCACCAATGTTAAAGGAGATAGCCATGAGAGTGCCTATATGGAAGGACAACGTAGCGTCATTCTATTTATAAAGTCAATGCTACAAAACGATAAAGTAAAAGGAAAATAATATGTCAAGCGAACAGATAACACAGGAAGCTGTGCCTGTAGAACAAGCGACTACAGAATCAGTAATACCAACAGCAACGCCTACTACAGTTAGTGGAGGAGATACTCCTGCACCACAAACATCTTGGAAAGATTCAATCAGCGAAGATTTTAGAAATGATCCTAGTATTGAAAAATTTACCGAGATAGATGCGTTAGCAAAAAGTTATATCAACGCAACTAAAATGATTGGTCAAGATAAATTAGTTATACCAACTAACAACTCAACAGAAGATCAATGGAATGAAGTGTATTCTAAATTAGGTAGACCAGAATCTGCAGATAAATATACTTTAGATTCAAAATCAGAAACTGTTACAATGGAAGATGGTGCAATTAAATCTTTTGCCGAACAATCTCATAAGTTGGGATTAAATAATAAACAGGCTCAAGGTATCTTAGAGTTCTATAAAAATAATATGGAAGGTACTGCACAGCAATCAAAAATTGATACTGAAACTTCTCAAGTTCAAGCTGAACAACAGTTGAGACAAGAGTGGGGTAGAGATTTTGATGGTAAGGTTAAACAAGCTGGAGCATTAGCAAAAGCAAATATCAATCCAGAAGTATTAGATATGCAATTACAAAATGGAATGAGACTTGGAGACCATCCTGAAATTATAAAAGGCTTTGCAAAAATGGCTGCTATGATGTCTGAAGATAAAATTCTTGGTACTGAAAGTGAAAATGTGGATACATCTAAAGATATTGAATCAGAAATTTCTGCAATATCAAATGATAAAAATGGTCCTTATTGGAATAGACAACACCCAGACCATGATAAAATGGTACAAAAAGTTTATACTTTAAGAGAAATGCTTAACGCCAAATAATAAATAATTTTAATCCCTTGTATTATTGTTAAAAATATTATAGGGGATTAGATATAAGACAATTCGTAAGAACCTTATTAACAAGAAGGAATAGACTTCTAGTCTAAAAGACTTTAAATCCAAGAATTGCCTGTCATCTTGATGGAGAACCTTTCTGATTTTAACATAAAACTAACAAATAATAATGGAGACAAAATATGTCAACACAAATAACTACAGCATTTGTACAGCAGTATTCTGCTAACATACAAATGTTATCTCAACAAATGGGATCATTATTAAGAGACAAAGTCAGAAGCGAAAGCGTTACAGGAAAAAATGCTTTCTTTGATCAAGTTGGTGCAGTAACTGCTATCCTAAAAACTAGCAGACATTCGGACACACCTCAAATAGATACACCTCACTCAAGAAGAAGAGTATCTCTTGCGGACTACGAATTTGCTGATCTAATTGATCAACAAGACAAAGTACGTCTTTTAATTGACCCTACATCCTCTTATGCTCAAGCCGCTGCAATGGCAATGGGTAGAGCAATTGATGATGTGATTATTGCTGCTGCAACTGGTACTGCCTACACAGGTGAAACTGGTGCAACTTCAACTTCAGCTCAAACAGCTATTGCGGCTGGTGCTGCAGGTTTAACAATTGCGAAATTAAGAACTGCTAAGCAGACTTTTGATTTAGCTGATGTTGATCCTTCAATCGCTAGACACATAATTGTTGGTCCTGAACAGATCAATAATCTTTTAGCAACTACTGAAGTTTCAAGTTCAGATTTCAACACAATCAAAGCATTGGTTCATGGTGAAATTGATACGTTCTTAGGCTTCAAATTTACTACATCAAATAGACTTGCAAAATCTGGTAATGACAGAACTTGTATAGCCTTCGCAGAAGATGGAATCACTCTAGGAATCGGAAAAGATATTTCCGCAAGAATAGACGAAAGAGCTGATAAATCTTATGCCACTCAAGTGTACTACTGCCAAAGCATTGGTGCTACTAGAATGGAAGAAGATAAAGTTCTTGGTATAGTATGCGTAGAAGCATAATCAACAATTAGATATATAGGAGATAAAATAATATGGCTAATTCAATACAATACGCAAAAACACTTACTACACCTTCCGTGAAGTTAAGTACAAACGAGCTAACAGGTAGAGTTAGGGTTGCTTTCGCAGAATACGAAGCAAGTGCCGAACAATCTACTGTTACAATGTTTGTCATACCTAATGGTGCTAGATTATTATCTGGTGCTGTTTCGCATGACGCATTGGCTGGATCTACTACGTTATCAGTAGGTTTTGCTGGTTATACAAATGCAGCAGGAACAGCAGTTACTCTTGATGTTGACGGTTACAAAGCCGCAGCAGCATCAACAGCAGCTACAAGTTCTGATGCTTTAGTTACTATGGCTTTAGGAAAAAACGCAGTAGTGGATGCTAACGAAGATGGTTTACCAGTTACAGTTACATTAGCAGGTGCTAATGGTACTGGTACTATTCAGTTGCAAATGTTTTACGTTTTAGACTAATAGAAAATAATTTTAGGCGGTGAAAGCGAGAGTGGAAACCGCCTAGAGTGCATGAAACAGATTAAAGATTTAAAACCTGTATTACATTTAAAAAAAGACAATTATGTATATAGGTATGTGTTGGTAGATAGGTTTAAACATGATACTAAATATCACTATGGCTTTGACATCAAACAAGAAAAGACAGAACAAGAGATATTTGCGTTAAATAGTAATAGACAAATAAGACGTAAATACATTATAAAGGATTAATATGGCATCAATTGTAGATATTTGTAATGGAGCATTAAATCAATTAGGAGCTACAACAATCCTTTCCTTAACAGAAGATTCAAAAAACGCTAGACTTTGTAACTCAAGATATACTCAAGTTAGAGATGCTTTGTTTAGAACACATCCTTGGAATTGTTTACAGAAAAGAATAGAACTTGCGGTAGATACTACTGCACCTACTTGGGGTTTTTCTTATGCTTATACTTTACCAGCAGATTGTTTAAGACTACTTAGAATATTAGATTATGATTCAAACCATAAAGTAGAAGGTAGAAAAGTTTTAAGTAATGCTTCTACTATGAAAATATTATACATTGCTAGAGTTACAGATCCCAATGAATATGATGAATTATTAAGAGAAACAATATCTGCATCATTAGGTGCTGACATTGCTTTTGGAGTTACTTCTAATAATCAAACAGCTAAAAATATGTATGAGTTATTTAAAGATAAATTAAGAGATGCTAGATTCGTAGATTCAACTGAAGGTCAAAATGTAGAACCAGATTTAGGCATGACAGATGAAATAGGTGCAAGTACTTTTATAAACTCAAGGTATTAATAAATGGCTAGAGTTGCAGTTGAACTAACAAACTTTACAGGTGGTGAGTTATCACCGAGATTAGATGGTAGAAATGATCTAACTAAATATTCCTCTGGTTGTGCAACATTAGAAAACTTAGTGGTATATCCACATGGAGCTGCTGCTCGTAGACCAGGTGCAACATTTGTAGCTGAAGTTGCTGACAGCGATAACAAAACAAGATTAATTCCTTTTGAATTTTCAACAACACAAACTTATATGTTGGAGTTCTCAAATTTAAAAATAAGATTCTATAAAGATAATGGTTCAATTTTAGAAGGTGATAAAACTATAACAGCAATTACTAAAGCTAATCCTGCTGTTGTTACATCTACTTCGCATGGTTATTTAGATGGAGATGAAGTATTAATTACTGCTGTTGTAGGTATGACAGAAGTTAATGGTAAAAGATTTTTAGTTGCAAATAAAACTGCAAATACATTTGAATTAACAGACAAAGATGGCACTAATATAAACAGTACAAGTTATACTACTTATAGTTCTGCTGGAACTAGTAACAAAGTTTATGAAATAACAACACCTTATACTACTGCACAATTATTTGATATTAAATTTGCACAGTCTGCTGATGTTATGTACATCACTCACCCATTACACGAAGCATCAAAATTATCTCGTACTGGTCATACTGCTTGGACATTAACTGATGTTGATTTTACTAATGGACCTTTCATGGATGCCAACATAACAACTACAACACTAACACCCTCTAGTGCATCTGTTGGATCAAGGAATATAACAGCGTCTGCGGTTACTGGAATAAATGGTGGATCAGGATTTATATCAACTGATATAGGTAGACAAATTCATTTTAATGCTGGTTATGCAGTAATTACAGCCATAACAAGTACAACAATAGTAGTTGCTACAGTTACTACAGCTTTTACTAATGCTAATGCTATTACAGATTGGTATCTTGGAGCATTTTCTGACACTACTGGTCATGCTTCTTGTGTAACTTTCTTTGAACAAAGATTAGTGTTTGCAGGAACAACAGATCAACCACAAACTATTTTTTTCTCAAAATCTGGAGATTATGAAAACATGGATGCAAACATTGGCGGAACAATAGCTGATGATGATGCAATCATTTATACTATTGCTTCTAACCAAGTTAATGCAATTAGATTTATGACAGCAACTAGAACTTTAATTTTAGGTACAGCAGGTGGTGAATTTACTGTATCAGGTGGTGGAACAGATAGTGCAGTTACTCCAACTAATATTCTAATTAAAAAACAATCTAATCATGGCTCTGCAAATGTAGATGCGATAGCCGTAGGTAATGCAACATTATTTTTACAAAGAGCAAAAAGAAAAATTAGAGAACTAGCTTACAACTTTGATGTTGATGGTTACGTTGCTCCTGATATGACCATCCTTGCCGAACACGTTACTGAAGGAGGTTTAACACAAATTGCTTATCAACAAGAACCTAACCAAATTATTTATGGAGTTAGAGGAGATGGTGAATTAATAGGTTTAACTTATCAAAGAGAACAACAAGTAACAGCTTGGCATAGACATATATTTGGTGGAAGATTTGGCATAGCAACACTTACAGTTTCAGATTATGCAAATATTACAACTGGTACTAAATTAACTTTAACAAAATCAGATGGTACAACTGTAGATTTTACATCAACAACTGGTACTGCAGGAACAGCTGAATTTAAAACTGAAACAAGTAATAATGCTACAGCTACAAATTTAAAAACTGCTATTAATACTCATGCTGATTTTACAGCAACAGTAGCAAGTGCAGTTGTAACTATAACTGAAACAGTACATGGTAGCACAGGATATTTAACAATTAAAAGTTTTGATACAACAAGATTAACTGCAGTTAGTGAAAGTAAAGCAGCTGTAGAAAGTGTATCTGTTATTCCAACTGATGACACAGAATATCAAGTATGGGTAATTGTTAAAAGAACAGTTAATGGTATTACTAGAAGATATGTAGAATACTTAAATGTATTTGATTATGATAAAGATGATAACACAACATTTAATTTTTTAGATAGTGCTTTAAGTTATAGTGGTGTAGCAGTTTCAACTCTTTCAGGTTTAGATCACCTTGAAGGACAAGTGGTTGGGGTATTAACAGATGGTGCAACGCACCCAGATAGAACTGTTGCTTCAGGTTCTATTACTTTAGATCGTTCTGCAAAAAATATTAAGATAGGATTAAACTACACATCTTTATTACAAACAATGAGATTAAACGCTGGATCACAAGATGGTACATCACAAGGTAAGACAAAAAGAATATATGATATTACAGTTAGAATGTTTGAGACAATAGGTGTTGAGGTAGGACCTGATATTTCAAATATGGAAAGAATACCATTCAGAAGTTCTGCTGATCTTATGGATGAAGGAATACCACCATTTACAGGAGATAAACAAGTTGAATTTAGAGGTAATTATGAAACTGATGGTTTTATATTTGTTAGACAAACTCAACCTTTACCTTTTACAATTTTATCGCTATACCCTAGGTTGACAACAAATGATGGATAATAAATTACATATAGTACCCTATACTGCTGAACATGGAAAGTTTATCTTATCATGTCAATTAAATCATAAATTGATGGATGAAGATGCTAAGTTTGGAGGAGACGCAATAAATTTAGTAGAAGATAATTTAGCTTTTACAGGTACTGTTAATGATAAACCTATCTTTGCTGCAGGTATGAAAATGATTTGGGGACAAGTTGCAGAGGGTTGGGTTATTGCTACACAAGATGTTTGGCAACATCCACTAGCAGTAGCTAAAGCAATCAAAAAAGATTTTGCACAAGTTGCTAAAGAAAATAATATTAAAAGAGTACAAACTGCTGTAAGAGTAGATTTTGATAAAGGTTTAAGATTTGCTAAATGGTTAGGTTTGGAAAATGAGGGTTTAATGAAATACTATGGCTTTGATGGTTCACATCAATACAGATTTGCGAGGATTTTTTAATGAGTTTTGTATTTGATATAGCAGCAGGAAAACAGGCATCAGCACTTGGTAAATATAATCAAAGTGTTCAAAATAGAAATGCTTTAGTTAAAGAACAAGAAGCTGAAGCAATAAAAAAACAAACAGAATTTGATGTTGCTAGATTTGACCAACAATTTGAACAATTAGTAGGTCAAACAAAAGTAGCTACAGCAAAATCTGGTGTAGAAAGATCAGGAAGTGCTTTAAATATTTCAAGATATAATGCTGAACAAGCAGAAATACAAAAAGATGTTATGGATTATAATTCTCAAGTTGCACAATCACAAAAAATGGAACAAGCAAACTTTGCAAGAATACAGGGAGTAATTGCCAGAAGAGAAGGAGAAATTGCTAAACTTGGTTATTATGCTAAAGCTGGAGAAAGTTTACTTAGAATAGGGACTGCTGGATAATGAGAGATTATAAATCAGAATATGCAAATTATCACTCTAAACCAGAGCAAAAGAAAAATAGAGCTGGAAGAAATGGAGCAAGAAGAATTATGAAAAAAAAATATGGTTCTAGTATATTAGGTAGGGATGTAGATCATAAAGATAGAAACCCTAGAAATAATAGTGTTAGTAATTTAAGACTACAATCTAAATCTGCAAACAGATCAAGAAATAAATAATATGCCAAAGATACCTACATTTACAGCTACAGCAAGACCTACTGCAGAAGCAGCTAGTGTTGTTTCTAATATAAAGGTAAATCCAAATCAAAGTGTAGCAGCAGCGTTAAGACCTTTAGGTAAAGCTGCAGAAGATTATTATGTTAAAGAAAAAGAAATTGAAACTAAAGTAAAAGCTGGAGAGTTAAGTGCAGATGCAACTGTAGAAATTTTTAATGCTGCAGAACAAGCTGAATTAAAATCTACACCAGAAGATGGAATGGCTTATTTTAATCAAAAGTTTAATGATATAAAAAACAAATATAAATCTTTAGCTCCTAGTAGAAATGTAAGTAATCTTTTTAGTATAAATTTTTCTCAAAATAAAAGTACTTATGTTAATAATATATTAAATAAAACAAGAACTAATTTAGTTACTACTAGAGTAAGTCAAGTAGAACAAAAAGTTAAATCAAATATAGCAACTGCTATTTCTGGAAACAAATTTGTTTTTAAAACTTTAGCTACATCTGTTGAACAAGATTATCAGGGATTGGTTAATGATGGAATTATTAGTCAAGAAACCTTTAATACATACAAAACTAATTTACCAGCTCTTATAGAAACTGAAATGGTTAAAAAAACTGCTGTTACAAATGCTTATGCAGCCTTAACTTTATTAGATGATAATAAAAATTATCCAAGTATTAAGGGAGATGCGAGAGAAGATCTAAGAAAAGAATTAAGACAAATAGCAACTTTTCAAGGTAAAGCTGTAGAATTTCAAACTAATAAATCTTTATTAGAATCTAAAAAAAAAGTTAAAGCTGCTTTACAAGGCAGTGAAGCTGATAAATTTTATGGAATAAACCCAGATCAAATTAATCAATATTATACAGGCAATAAAGAATATGACGAGCAAATTAATAATTTAAATAATAAAGTTATTAATAATGAAATAAGTTTAGATAATGATTATTTAGTTAATGATAAAATTATTGATAAAATTTTAAATAATGAAATTAAAAATTCATTTCAAAAATTTAGATTATCAGGCGAAAAAGATGCAAAAAGTATTACTGAAAGAATTGGAAATGGAACTGTTAACTTAAATGATGATAATTTTTTTGATAATATTTTTGAATCCCAACAAAATCCAGAATTAAATAAAACTAATAAACAATTTTTTAATTTTATAAATAAAGTAGTTCCTTTAATTGAGGGATCAACAAGTTCTAAATATTTTGATAATAATTATAATAATAGATTAAGTTCTTTTAGACAGGATATGTATAGTAAATTTGCTAAAGGATTAAAAGAAAATATACCAGTAACAAAATTATTAGATTCATTATCAGAAGATTATATTGGTAAAGATATTTTAGATTATGCTCCAACTAAATCACAAGTAAGAAATGCTCTTTTAGATTATGCTAAAGAAAAAGAATATTCACCATCAGAAAATGAGCCAAAGAAAAACGAAGGTGAATCACATTCAGAATGGCTGTCAAGATGGAGAATATGGAAAGTATCAAATTAGAAATAGAAGCAGCTAAAACTGCTGGGTTTTCAAGTGAAGAAATACAAAACTCTTACGCTGATGAAATTAATGCAGCTAAATCTTCAGGGTTTAGTGAAGATCAAATAAATAAAACTTACGGATTTGCACAACCTGAAAATAAAATAATTAAAGATTATGTAAATAAAATAACTAAAGATTATCTATCTGAAGAAATAGTTATCCCAGAAGATGAAATGTTATATCAATCAAAATTAAAAGAAGCTACCGAGCCATCATTAAAGGAAATTATAGTAGGTAAAGAGTTTGATGGAGCATATATTTCAGAACAAATACTTGGTAATAATCTTTACAATTTTTCAAAAAGAGCAATAAAAGGAGAAGGTACTCCAGAAGCATTACATATGCCACAACCAAAAGATTATACTTGGACAGAGGAATTTCTTACAGCAGCAGGTACACTTGCTATTGAATCTCCAATTTATGGTTTAAGTGCTTTAGCTGGTTCACCTGCTGGATTAATGGGAGCTGGATTTACAGGAGCAATGATACCAACAACAACTAGAGCAACTTTATTAAAAGTTCTTGAAAATCAAGATGAAGGAAAACCATCTGATGTTATGAAAATATTATTAGAAGAAACTTTAATGGAAGGTGCAAAAGAAGGTACAAAATTTGCGGTGTCAATGGCTTTACCTATGTTAAAAATTCCTGGTGTTGGACCTTTAGCTCAAAATTATTTTTCAAGAACAGCAGCTCAAATAGTTGGTTATCAGGGAACAGGTGTTTTAGTATTTGATGAGGAGATACCAGATATGAGAGAGTTTTCTCTTACCTCTGCTTTATTTGCTATATTTAATCTTAGATTACCTAAATCAAAAGGAATAAAAAAATCAAAACAAATATTTATTGATTATGGAAAAAAACCAACTGATGTAGCATTAGATTCATCTAAAAGCAGAACATTAAGAGAAGATTTATTGTCTGATAATATGAAAATTATTAGAGATTACGAGGTAGGTAAAGTTATTGATCCTAAAAATAAAATAATAGAACAAAAAATAACTGAATTAAAAAATAAAAATAAAGAAATTTATAAACTAGAAAGAGAAAAAAGTGAGAAAGATGGAAATACTTTATCTAAATTTCGTGAACAAATTTCAAAAGAAGAAAAAAAGAAAAATCCGAATATTTCTTTTACAGAAATAAGTCGTATAGTTTCACAAAAATTATCAGACAGAACAAATAAAAAATTAGAACCAATTCTATTAGAAATTAAAAAACTTGAGAATAAACTAGATACAATAGATGGTGTTAAGGCTTATGAGATAAAAGATGGTAAAGAAATAGAAATACCAAAAGAAGAAATTCAAGTTACAAGAGAAATATTTGACGATCCTATTGCAAACAAAGCAGCAAAAAACATTTCTTTTGAAGGAGTTAAAATTCCTCTTACTATAGAACAAATTAAACAAACAATTAAAAAGTCAGCTAAAACTACAAAAAGAAAATTTATTATTACAGCTATAGATCGAAAATACCCAGTATTAGAAGCTCTTCAAGAAGCTAAAATTAATACTAAAACAGGACTTGAAAAATTAAATGAATATGAATTATTAAGATTACAAGAGGGTATGCAAGGAAGATCAGCACACTTTATTGAATTTGGAACTCTTGATTTTAATACATTAGCTGAAAATGGACCTTCTCTTATATCTATTGTTAAACCATTTGTAAAAGATAAAACTGAAACAAAATTATTAAGTACATATCTAACAAACAGACACGCAGTAACTCTTGCTAAAAGAGGTAAAGATACACCTGTTGATATTCCTAATGCAGAAATATTTTTAAAAAAATATGCAAACAAAAAAGTTAAAGACCCAGATACAGGAAAAATGGTTAGCTATGAAGAAGCTGCCAAAAAAATAGATGCGTATCAAGATGCTGTCTTAAAATATTCTACTGATGGTGGACTTACAACTAAAGAATCTTACAACGCATACAAAGAAATTAATAAAAACTATATGCCAATGGCAGCAGAATTACCTAGACCTGGAGAATCTGGATTTATTAAAGGAGCAAGTAACCCATTTAAAAAATTAAAAGGTCAAAAAAAATATAAAATTATAGATCCATTAGAAAGCATCCTCAAAAATACAGATTATATTGTTAGAATGACAGAGCTTAATAAAACTAAAAATGATACTATGAATATAATTTTAGAAGCTAAAAAAAAAGATCCAGAATCTTTTGATTGGATTGAAAAGAAAAAAGGAGACTTAAAACCAATTACAGTTCAAAGAAAAGAATTAGAAAAATTTTTTGATAAAGAAACTCTTAATCAACTTTCAGATAAAGGTGTTCAAGAACTTGCTATATTTAGACAAGAAGTTGTTTATCCAGATGCTAACTCTATTTCTTTTAGAGACATAAAAACTGGTAAATATGAAATATATACAGTAGGTGAAGATTTAGCAACCGCTTTTAGAGTTATGGATAATCCAAGCATGGGTCTTGTAGCAAAATTTCTAACAGCACCAACTAGAACTTTAAGGTCTGGTGCGATTGTAACTCCGAGTTTTGCTTTACCCAATTTTTTTAAAGACACAATGAACGCAACTTTTTTATCTAAAGTAGGATGGGTTCCTATAGTAGATTCAATTAGAGGAATATTTCATGTTGTTTATAAAGATCCTACAAAAGCAACAGAAGCCTATAAAAGATATTTAAAAAGTGGTGCAGCATTTAGTACATTAAGATCAGTAGATAGAACTGTGTTTGATAAAGATGCTCATACCTTATTAAATAAAGGTGTTATGAGAAATGAATATAAAATTGGAATAACAAATCCATTAGGACCATTTAAATATTTAACAGATATTTCAGAATTATCAACTAGAGTTATGATGAGTGAAAAAGTTTATCAAAAAGCAAAAAAACAAGGTTTATCAGAAAGAGATGCTTTACAAAGAGCAGGTTTTGAAAGTAAAAATT